AAACCCCTCATATTTTTTTGTAACTTTGGCTTCAACATCTGTTACTGAATACCCTTCTACAAGTTTTTCTTCTCTAATTTTTTTAATTTTACCTGTTTTATCATCAGGTAAGTCATACTGAATTTTTGCTACGAAATACTTTTCTTCCATGTGTTTTTTTATTTTCCTAAAAAGTCGTTTAATTTTTTCATTAAGTCAACTGACTTCTCTACATAATCGTCTTTTTGTTTATATTTTTTTTCTTCTTCAAGATTTTCTTCATACTTGTCTCTATCGTCAGCATTTGTAAATAAATACGCTCCCGGTGTTGATGGTGATGATACTAAGTCAAAACAAATTAATTCAAAATCATCTTGAACTTCATTTCTTTCACCAACTTTTTTAAGTGAACCAACCCCACGAGAAGAAATACCTAAAGTAACTCCTTGTCTCATTAAATTTGCCGCTTGGTCTCCTTTAGTTGAAACAATACCTCTTTCATGAAATCCCGGGGAAGTTAATAATTTAAGTTTTCCCATTAATATGTTTCTGTCCCACCATACGTCAGTAATGATATGAGATACTCGGTCTAAATCAATTAAAGATGATTCAGGGTGATTTAACTCTGATGTTGATAACCCTTTCTCGATGGCAATTTTATAATTGTCCGCCTCTCTTTTTAATATCCTTTCGGGGTATGTTCTACCATTTCTGTTAGGTGTATCATATTTTTGTAAAACAGCATAAAATTCAAATGGGTTTCTATAGTCCATTTCTTTAGCCTCTCTCAAAACCTTTTCATTATGTTTGTCTTTTGGTGAAACCCAACCTGCGTCAGCCTCAACTAATATACCGTGTCCGGTTTCGGTTGCCTCTAATATTCTTAATTGTTTCATTAATTCTTTTTAAGATAAATATATCGATTATGATACTTTACAAGATAACCTCTTTTTTTGTGGTTGAAAATTCAAAATATTTGTTTGTTGTGATGTTATTATCATAGATAGATTGGACTATATTTTTTACGGAGTCTTTAATTTCTATGGATTTAAAATCTAATTCATTTGTTGTGTATAGATTTATTTCTAAATTAAAGAATGATTTTTTACCGTGAGATATTCCACTGGTTCTTAAATCTAAATCCACAATACTTTTATTTTGGAATAAATTGGTATTAATGGAATTATAAACAGAATGTTTAATCTCTCGACTTAAATTGGAGACAACTCGATTCCAATTATCGTATTCTTCTTTTGGGGTTACCCATGATTGGATGTTTATGTAAACTGATTTTAAGTTTTTTGAATCTACGGTACCATAGACCGATTTAATTGGATTGTATAAATTTAATTTTACACTTTTTCCTTTTTTCATTAATGTTTTTCATTATAAATGTTTATTGGTTATAGTGAAAATATAAATGAAAATATACATTATGTCAAAAAAATAAGTGTTTTTACCGTTTGAATTGTAAAAACACTTATTGAATTATGTTGTAATATGTTAAATTAAATAGATTCTTCTAAATTTTTAAGTTTTAAAAAATTCATTTGGTCGAACTTTTCATCTTTTAATCTATCGATAGTTTCAGAAATTTTTGTTTTCATTTCAAACTCTTGTTCAGTATCTAACATCCCTTTAAGTTTTGTGATTGTATTCTCACGTAAAGTTTCAAATTTAGTTTCAAGGGTCTTAGTATCTTCAGAGATTAATTGGAAAAATTCTTTTTTAGAATTTTCATCCAAGTTCTCAATATATCCTCTTAATGTTTGGTTGGCAATACTAACCATCGATTTAATTGGAATATTAATTGATTCTTTAACCGTTTCTTTTTTAGTAGTTAAAACTTTAATTATGTTCTTCTTAGCATTTACTCTTTCAAGTAAATTTAATTTGTTTGAATACGCCAATACATCTAAATCAGAATAATTATTTTTAATTGTTTCTGATAGACTTTTTGGTGATTTTATTGTTGGTAAAATTTTATGTAATAAACTAATCCCTTCTTCTAAAAATTCTTTAGCATCCTGTTCAGATAAACCTTGAGGCGTGCTTAATTGGTCATATAAAGCATAAGCCTTTGACATAGATTTATTGTTCAGAACATTATGTTTGAACTCTCTTAAAGATTTTTTGAAATCTTTCTCGTCACTATATGACTCAAGTAGATTTTTTTCGATTATGGATTTTAGGTTTCCGAAGGTCATTACGCTTAATTTTATTAAATAAATATTAGGAATTTAGTAACTTATCCAATTCTTTTGAAATTTCTCCTAAAGAATCTTGACCATGACCTAAATTAATCATTCGAGCCCCGTCAATTAGGTTATTCTCAACTAACATATTTAAGTTATTCATTCGTGATTCTGGTGTTATTTCAGCCTCACCTCCCGCCGGTGGTGGGGCTACCGTTTCCTCACCTGCCGGTGGTAGTTCTTCACCTCCACCTAAATCAGCAGTTTCAAAACCACCTCCACCAAATGATGGTGTGGGTTCTGATGTTTCAGATGATACTGCCGTGGTAGAACCTGATGTATTACCATAAAGTTTATCGATATTATCGAATAATCCTGTTTTAGTTATAACAGTTGCGGTCGCTTTAAGTTCTTCACCAACAGCTCTTTCAATTCTTTGTTGTTGTAAATCCAAACGAACTTCTTCATCTGACCATCCAAATATATGTTTTTTAGCCCATGTTGATGATGTTGCTTGAATACCATTTCCTGGGTCAGCAACTAAATCTTTGTATAATAAAACTTTTTCTTTCCAAACATCAATTTTTAATAAATCTGCCTGTGTTGAAGGATTTGATAACCCTAATGTAAAATTATCTAACTCATCTTCAAACCCAAGTAAAAATAAATGAACGATTGCAATTTTATTTAATTCCGCAATCATACTTTTTTGGATTCTATTAATAGTTCTTGCGAAACGAATATCTTGTAATGATAAATTTTTACCATCCCCAACTACTTCTTCAAATCCTAAGAACGCCTTAGGAACACGAAGAGCGGTCAATAATTTCTTTTGGATGTATTCAATATCCGCAATCTCAGAAAGGTTTGTTGCTCCCGGTAATGTTGTAATAGGGTCCGGTGCTGATGGGTCTCTAACAGGAATAAAATAATCTTGGTCAACCGCCATTTGATTAAACCTCATATCTACGTTACCCGTTTTATTATCCACTACTTGTTCTCTTTTGAATTTGTTTGCAACACGTTGTACATATGCCTCAACATCATCATCGTTCATATTACCTACGAATACTTTAAACATTCTTCTCTCAGGGGCTCTTGATGTACGATAAATCAACATCGCATCCTCTGATAACAATAATTGTTTCCATATACGTCTTGCTTTTTCTAACATAGATGTTCCGTAAGGAAGTTTTCTATCATCACCTAACAGTCTAAAGTGGCCAATCTCCCATGATTGAAATTCCATGTTTTTATTTTTCCAAGTAAAATGAAGTGACTTTTTATCTTTATCTATTTCATGAGTAATATCCGTAGAAATTTTTGCACTAACACCTACTTCATGACGTTCAATTTCAATTGTTGGTAATTGTTGTACTCCTACAATACCTTTCTCAGGGTCTAATTTTAAATAAATAAAATTATCACCATACTTACAAGTGTTTCTTGTCCACATCGGTAAGTTAGTATTAATATCAAGTGAGTTATTAAACAAATCAGCTAATACACCTTTTATTCTTTTTGATTCGGAATAAATTTGTAGAATAAAACCATCTTCATTCGTTGTTGTCGATTCTTCCGCATAGATATCTAACGCGGCAGAAATCTCAGGAGTATACTCCATTGACTCGTAATCGTATTGTGCAGATAACCTTGATGGTTCGTAATAGATTGCTTGGGAATATAAGTTATTCTCAACTTTCGCCCATTGATTTGTTAAGTAATAGGTTTGTTGTGCCTGTAACTTCTCTTTTTCGTATTCTTCCTTACTTTTGGTACGTAATAACTCCTTCTTATCAAACTTAAAAGTTGGATAATCTTGATTTAATAGAGAATTTGGCCCAAATGTTTGGGACAATCTCTGCCATACCGTCATATTATTTTGTTGTTCACTCATGATATAAATTTACTTGTTTCCTCAGTAATATAAATAGTATTACCCACCAAATAACCATCCATACTTTTGGTAATCATCTCTTGTCGCCCCTTGATTAATTGGGTGTTGTCTACCCATTTGAGGCACCATTGGGTTAAAAAACTCTGAAGAGTTCTTATTTTCGGTAACTGCCGTTGACCATGAATTTAACATCGCCCTTGTATGATTGGTAACTTTCTCCAATGATTGGAATGATTTTTCCGCGACATATATTGCCATTGCAATACTCATAATACAGTCATCGTGATGCATTTTTTGATGGTCAGGTCGTCCGTTAATATAAACAAATGTGTTCATTTCGTTATAAAGACGGTTTGAATAAATTCTAAATTTATGTCTCATCGCCTCCTCAAACGCAGCAATAATCTGAACCCTTTTTGAGTTAAAATTAATCCCCGGAATTTTTTCATTTATTTTTGGGTCATACTTCCATTTATTAGTTGTGTCAACACCATCAACATATAAACCACCTTGATAGTTCATTTCTTGTAATTTTCTTGCGGTTGAAACCCCCATACCACCTGTGATATCCACAACACAATAAGCATTATACATTGTGCCCCATTTGTACGCCACTTCGGCCAATACATCTGGTGGAATTTTCCCAACATATTCCAATACTTGTTCTCTAGTATCAAAATCAATAATTTCAATACTTGAAAAATCTTCAGAATCCCCACGAGATACATCACAACCCATAACATATTTATGCCCATTTACAGGTTCTTTCCATATCCATAATCCACCACCCATCATTTTTGCTTGCGGCTCTTTAACTTGGTTTTTGGCAATATCTTGCATTAATTCTGAGTCAAATACATTATCTCCGGAACCTAAAAAGTTACATTCTAACTCCTGAGCGACCTTACGTCTATCGTATTTTAATTTTTTAACCATCGCCTCAAACCATGAGGAACAAGGTTTGTATCCATCTTCAATATATTTGGTTACAATTGAATGGTCCCTTTCGAATGGATTAGACATTGATAAATCAATGATTACCTCATCGAGGTTATATTCCTCACGATTTAATAAAAAGTGAACTAAATCAGGTGTTTTAACCATATACAAATCTTTGGTATATCGAGGGTCACGATGCCAAAACATTTCAGTAATTTTGAAATCATTCATATTACGAAGAGCTTGGTCATAAATCTCATAGTAAATTGCGTCATAACCATTTGGGGTAGAAACCACAATTACTTTACCCCCTGTAGATAGGGACGCCATACACGCTGACCAAAAATCTCCGTCAGCCTCGATAAACGCCGCCTCATCAAAGATAAGAATGGTTGGGGTATAACCCCTTAACGCATCTCGAGATGTTGCAACGGCTTTAACCTCACATCCATTTGTTAGTTTGAAATGTCGTTGTGCATTTTTTTCGTTTGAAAAACCTACACCAACCCAACTAGGCCATTGTTCGGTAAAACTTCTAATCTTATTTGCCATCTCCATAGATGTATCCAATTTATTGGCAATAATTAGAATTTTTTCAGGCTTAGTTTTTTTGGCAAATACAAGTCGTTTTGATGCCCAAGCAGCAGTTACTGTTGAAACACCTGCCTGTCTATACTTAAGGGCGATGTTTTCATTGTAATTTTCATAATCCTCAATTAAAGAAACTTGGTCGGGGAATAAATCTAACGGTACATATTTTGATACCGTATTATCGTATGTCTGTAAATAAGTACGAAGTGCGTAGGGTGTATTCCTCATGCACTTCGTTACTTCAATTATTAATTGTTCTTTATTATTCAAAAGTCATTTTTGGTTATTTAGGTCTCGATATACCTAAACTACCCAAGAAATCATCTAATCCGTCGTCTTCGTCTTCATCAGAATCAATCCCTTCTTCTTCTTTGTAATCTTCAAACTCTTCTTTCATTTTGATTGCCTCTCTCATAATTTCATCAAATTTTGAGGTTGCTTTCGCCACTTTTGAAGAATCTTCAGAGATTGCGTTTCCGATAATTTCTAAAAACTCTTGGGCTTCAATTTGGTATAACAAAGTATGAAACCAGTTTATCAAACCTTTGTTTTCAGGTTCGTACATTTTATCAGGTAATGCAAACCTTATTCTTTCCACGATTTCCGGACCTATTCTTAACTGCATTGGTTCATTACTTAATGTATCAGTTTGTCCCATAACTCGTTGAGCCATCTCAGGGTCTTTAGGTAATCCATGTCTACCTTTAGCCTCTTCTAATCCTTTAATTATTTCATGACATAAAATTGGAAATATTAAACCAAAGGCTTTAATTACTGTATCCGGAGTTTCTTCTCCTTCTTCACCTTCTTCACCCTCTTCATCATTATTATCTAACTCAACTTTTCCCGCAATTCCTTGACCTGTTTGACTCATCATTTCAATCATTTGTTCCATACTGAAATATAAGAAATCATTGATTGCCATAATACCTAAATAATCCCTATAGAGAGATGGGTCAATTTCATCAAGTCTTGCTTTAATATCTGGTTTTTGAAAAATATAATGTCCTTTTTTCGCAGCACCTTGAATAATTGCGTT